GTAAAGGACTGGCAAGTCCAGTTCCACAAGGGATGATAAAGAAAGCCTATGAGAAACATAGGAAGACTCTCTCGTCTGTTGGAGAGTCTCCTCGGGAATTCCTTGATGATTTCAAGGAAGTTCTGAGGTTTTTTGGAGAAGAGTTAAAGAAGGAAAACTTCAGTAACACTCGGACACCTGGTCGTTCCGGATACCTTGGTCATAAAAGATCAGAAGGGGGACTCTTTGAGGCCCTCAAAGATCAATTTAGACCTAAGGGATTCCGTCAACGAATTATCGAACGGCGTGATCCTGTTGTTGTTCATATAGAAGGACCTCCTGGAATCGGAAAGTCACTCATAATTAACGAGGTTTCTCGTCAAATTGCTGAGAGCTTTGGATTTCGTGGAGATCGTTCTTCATATATGTATAACCGATCAGTCCTTTGTGATCATTGGGATGGTTACAAGAACCAACTCATTGCCTCAATTGACGATTTCGGTTGTATAAATGAACGACAACAAGATGACATGGGAGCCCTTATTCAGATCTGTTCTGATCAAGATTATGTGCTTCCAATGGCGGATTTAAGGGAGAAAGGAACAAAATTTAATTCCAATTTCCTTTTTATCTCAACCAATGGAGCAATATCCCATCATCAGATCTATGGATATCAGAAGATGGCTCAACCTAGTGCAGTTTTACGAAGGTTATCACCGACTTATACTCTTACACGTAATCGTGTGGATAATAAGTGGTTATATACCTGTGTAAAACATGTCTGGAGTCAAGAAACTGAACCAGAAATCGTGAATCATTTTCCACGATCTATGGAACAAGCTTTTGGGTCCAGAATGCCAAGATTCACTCAAGTGGATTACTGTCAAGGGACTTATCAAGAAATTGCTAAGTTCCTAACACAACAAACCTTACTTGATTTCGATAACCGTAATGGAAAGATCTTCCAACCAGTTATCGATGGTGAATTTGGTAACCTAGGTTATGGCTATTACTTTCCATCGAAACCTCCAGCGAGGTTTGCAGAATGTGAAGCACATGCCATAGCTGAGCCTTTGAAGGTAAGATTGATAACAAAGAATGAGCCAAATACATGGGTCTTAAAACCTGTGCAAATGGCTTTATGGAGAACTTTAAAGAAGTTCCCTGTTTTCGATCTCACCAATTCACCTGATATTGATCTTGAGCGGCTCCTCAATCGAGGTAAATACCTTGTCTCAGGGGATTATGAAGCTGCCACTGATAACTTTCATTTAGATATCATGGCAACAGCTGTTGATACACTATCCCATTATATTCCAAAATCACTAGTTGATTGGTTTAAATGGGAAGGTGGACAACATAAAATTCATTATCCTTCTTGGACAGGTCTTGACTCAATCCTCCAAACGCGTGGACAATTAATGGGATCTCTCTTGTCATTTCCAATATTATGTCTAGCCAATTTCACAACCTGGGCAAGAGCCTGGGCTCGTGTTACTGGCAATAAAGACATAACTTATTGGTTGAAGG